AGTAATTCAAACAATTTAGAAATATTTGATTCAATCGATAATTTTGGAACAGATTGGTATATTGACATCGATTTATCGGAAAATATAACAAAAGATATTATAGATAAATCAACAAAATATGGAAAATTAAGATACAATAGTCACTCTAATAATGTTGATCCTGGATCTGGATATTTTTCAATAAATTCATCAACTGTGTGGTCAGAAGCAACTGAATTATATCTATCCATTGATAATCACGAAAAAAATACAGAAATTAGTTCTTCAAAGTCTTCGTTGTATTCATCGACTTTAAATGATTTATTTTATCAAAAAATACTTGGATCTAGAATTAAATTAGAAAGTGATGTAAGTGGTGATAATACTTACAAAATATTTGAAGTGGAAGATGTTTTATTAGTAACTGGTTCCGCAGATAATTATGTAAGATTAAAAGTAACTGAAAAGGACTCATATTCAAGTGGTTATGTGTTACTTGCAATAGGACAGAAATTCAATATTGATTTTGAAATATTAAACAAAAATAAAAGACAAATAAATTTTATTACCGAATCTAAAAGTTTTAAACCTCCATATTGGGCAAAAGAAGTAATAGTAATGTCAATAGGATCTGGAGGAGGTGGTGGTGGTGGAGTTGATGCAAAATCTAATCACCAATATGCAGTTGGAGGTGCAGGTGGTGGTGGTGGATCAATATCATATTCTCATTTTAAAGAAGTATCTGGAAGTATAAGAATTGATTGTTTTGTTGGTAATCCCGGTAGAGGTGGAAACACCGGATCATCAGCGAGGTCAGATTCATATGGAACATTGTGTGTAACTTGTAGCTTTGAATCTAATTTGCCATTTTATGAAGAACTTAACATTGTAGATACAGTTCCTACCATTTTGAGTCAATCTAGTGTAAATCTTTTTGAAATATTGGATGAAACGGTTGTAACTGGTTCTTGTGGTATGTCTGGAGATTCAACATTTGCATATGTGTATAACACCGATTTTATTACAAATGAATCAAGTTTATTAGGAATAGTATCTGCACCAGGAGGAGTGGGTGGTTCTGGTGGATATTCATTAGGATTAACCGGTTCATTATCATCGTCTCTAGTTTATGATTTAATAGTTTCAAACTCATTATATCCGTTTTCTATTCCAGGTGGAACAAATTTAAATTCAAAGGAATCAATAGGTGAAGAAACATATTATGGTGGTCCAGGTGGTTATGGTATTGCATTAAATATATCGGAAACAAGTGAAATAAGTAATTTTGCACCATCACTTCCTTGGGAATCAAATTCCATAATAAACATAGACCTTCCTTTTGGAAGAAATATGAATACAAGTAAAAGAACCGATTCAAATTATGATGTAAATTCTGTATCTATTGGGAGATTTTGGCTTTCACATAAAAACTCAACTAAAATACCAATTATATCAACGAATTTAAATAAAGATTATTTGTCATTTAGTTATGATAAACCATCTAGTTATGCACCAACAGGCGGTGGTGGTGGAACCGGATGGTTGGATGGTAGTATAGTTTCAACATCGAGTTTGTCACTTGGTATAGGTGGAAAATTAAATTCAAAAAATTCAATATTTGAATATCCAATTTCTGTTGGAGGAAACGGTGGAAATAATTCAACTTTAGGTGGTTTGCAAATATTATCACCACAATCTGGTTCTGGTCCAGGTGCAGGTGGTGGTGGCGGTGCATCCGATTATACTAATGGAAATCCGCAAAATGGTGCAGACGGTGGTTCCGGTGTAGTTGTTGTAATTTCAATAGGTTAAAAAATGTCATTATATGCTCTAAAATCATTACAAACGAATGAAATATTGAATGTATTTGAATGGGATGGTGTAACAGAACTGTTTGCTCCACCCGGAACTAGTATAGTTGAATATATTTCCGGAAGCATAGAATCCAACCAAACCAATTATCAGTTGCAACAATTTGGTGGTGATTTTTATGGTAATTTTTCAGGCCAAATTGATGGAATACTAAAAGGAACAGTAGAATCATCTTTATCTTCATTATCGTCTCAATATCCAGGATTTGAATATAGGTTTGCAACTTGTGAATCTTGTGGTGTTGTAAATGATACAATATCTGGAAGTACATATACATTTTTTGATTATGATTCTAATGTTTATCCAGGAGACGGTTTAATATTAACAAATTTTAGAGATTCAAATGTAAATCAAACATATGATTGGATTAGCGTTTTAAGAGCAAGAAGGGGATTTGAATATAAAATATCTTTATCTGAATTTACATTCGATACACCTAATTTACTAAAAAACACATCAAATTCTGTAAAAGATTATATTTCATTTTTTCAATCATTAGATTTAAACACAAAAGTTAGTTTAGAACTAAGACAAAAGGCATTTAATTGGTCTTCTAGTGAAATTTCAATTTCCGATGAAGAAAAAACGATGATTTTTGATGTAATATCTGTAACTTCAAAATCAAATAATATTGGAAAAAATTGGTTAGAATTAACAGTAATATACAAATACGGTTCAAATGATTTAGAATATCAACCCATATTAAGTGGTAGTACATACTTAGAAGGAACTATGTACGCCAATACATATCCTTACAATCCTGTATCCGATATTTCGGCATATTCAATTATGTCTCTGAATATAAATGATACAACATCAAAAACAATACCACCAATTAAAGCAGCTTTTAATATAAATGGTATAGCAGGTTCAGCAGGTTCAGCAGGAACACATGGAACATCCGGCACAACTGGTACATCTGGAACATCTGGCACAAGAGGAACATCTGGTACATCTGGAACATCTGGCACAAGAGGAACATCTGGTACATCTGGAACATCTGGCACAACCGGTACATCCGGAACTTCTGCTGATTCATCCGGAACATCTGGTACAAGTGGAACATCTGGTACATCCGGAACAGATGGAACAAGTGGAACTACTGGTACATCTGGAACTACTGGTACATCTGGTACAAGTGGTACATCCGGCACAGATGGAACATCCGGCACATCCGGCACATCCGGCACAGATGGAACATCCGGCACAAGTGGAACATCTGGAACATCTGGTACAAGTGGAACTTCTGCTACATCTGGCACATCTGGTACATCTGGTACATCTGGCACATCTGGCACATCTGGTACATCCGGTACAAGTGGAACTTCTGCTACATCTGGTACATCCGGTACAAGTGGAACTTCTGCTACATCTGGTACATCTGGTACATCTGGAACATCTGGCACATCTGGTACATCCGGTACAAGTGGAACTTCTGGTACATCGGGTACGGGTGGAACATCCGGAACATCTGGTACATCAGGAACATCTGCAACATCTGGAACTTCTGGTACAAGTGGTACATCCGGTACATCTGGAACAAGTGGAACATCTGGTACAAGTGGTACATCCGGTACATCTGGAACAAGTGGAACATCTGGAGTAACTACACTATGTGATGTTACTATCTGGGAAACTAACAGTTTAAATCTATGTTTTGTTAAAACATTTTTTATAGATGCTCTTGCGAAAAAAGTAACATTTATATTGGTTGGTGGCGGCGGTGCCGGTGGTGGTGGATCATATTCTACTGATGAAAAAAGAACTATAACAGGTGGAGGTGGAGGTGCCGGTGGAAGTATTTTAACAGTTGAGGTTAATGATTCTTATGAATTTTTTGAAAACCTAAAAAGTCCTGGAAGTGGAATATTTTTGAATGTAGCTGGATCAGTCCGTGGCGGTAAAGGATCTTTAGTAAACAATACTAATGGAGAAAACGGTTTTGATGGATTTGATACATTAGTTTCGTTTTTAAATTTAACACAGACATTTGTTGCTTTTGGTGGTAAAGGTGGTCGAGGTGGAATCGTTGGTGAAATAGATTCTATTTACGATTATTATACATATGGTGGTGCTATATCAAATATAACACCATCAACTGGATTAATTATTGGTGGTCCTGGAGGCGTTGGTAGGGCGAGTTTATCATATGTTATTAATAATTTACAATCTGCAAATTTAAAACTAACGGATGAAAATTTATCGTCTGGTTATTCCATGACATACACAATGAATGGTGAAATAATTCCACCAAATAATACACATTGGCTTCCTTTTAAATGGTTGAATTTGCCTTTTAATGGAAATTACAATAGACCATCATTAATTGCACCAACTGGTGGCGGTGGCGGTGGGGGTAGATTAAATACAACCATTCTTAATAAAAATGTTCAAGTAAATTTAAACGGAAATAATACAACAACAAGACAACTTGATCATGCGTGGATTCCAGGAAGAGGTGGATTTCAACAAAATGTAATGTTACCAAATAGTATAGGAGAACAACCAAGTGAAACTGCTCTGTTTAATACTATCGTTGGTGTTGGTGGTAATGGTGGATCATTTGCATATAATAAAATATTTACGCCTCAAAATGGAAAATTTTACGGTGGAGGTGGCGGTGGAGGTGCAGCGGGTAGAGCTTTTATTATCAATGGAACCGTATTTTATAGTCAAGACGGTGGAAATGGTGCAAGAGGATCGATAACAATTATAGAGGAATAAAAAGTGAAATATTATAGTCTTTTAACATCAGGATCCAATCAAGTAATAAGTATTTTTGAATGGGATGAAATTGCAAGTGGATCAGTAACTGCTTCAATAACGTTTCCAAGTGGAACTCTTTTACAAGAAGTTTCTGCAAGTGCTTCCTTTACATCATCGGCGGATTACAATGATTTTGTAAATGTTGGAGTATTTGGTGGATTTTTTAGTGGATCTGTTTATATTAGTGAGTATGACACTTTTAATATAAATAATAATTTCATAATATATTCACCAACTTCATCAAATAGTGGTTCAGTTTATTTATCACTGTCCGGTTCCGTTGCTGTTTCTGGAAGTGTTGCATCTGATATTTTCACTGGATCATTCACCGGATCTTTTAAAGGTAATTTAGAAGGAACTGCATCATATGCAATATCATCATCTAATTCGGTATCATCGTCTTATTCTATAACAGCGTCATATGCATTATCGACTACACCATATTCAACAATAGAAACATTTGAAACATCTTCAAATTGGACAAAACCATCTTGGGCTAAAAAAATAAAAGTAATATTAGTCGGTGGTGGAGGTGGTGGTGGAAGTGCTTATGGTTTAACTGATAGTAATATGGAACCAGGCGGTGGAGGTGGTGCCGGTGGTTCTCTAACAGTAATAGAATTTGATGCAAATACCTTACCAACATCTTCAATATCCGTACTTGTAGGAGGCGGTGGATTCAGAGGCCAATCATCAAATGACGGTGGAAACGGTGGTAATAGTCAATTTGGTAATTATGCATATGCTGCCGGTGGACAAGGAGGACAAGGTAGACTATCAAACAGACCAAAACCCAATGGATTTAATTTACATTTGGGTGGAGTTGCACAACCATCGTTAAACTTTACAAATACAGGCGGTGGTCCAGGTGGAATGGGTTCTGTAAAAAGATTAAGCACAATAATATTTGGTCCACAAAATACACTTGAAGATTTTGAATGTGCAATAGCACCATCTTTGCCTTATGCCGATATTTATTTACGAGCAAAACCTATGTATTTCAATGGTGATATTGCTGGGTGGAACGGTTCATTGAATATTCCAGGAGTTATTGCACCAACAGGTGGCGGCGGTGGATTAGGATATGAAACGGCAGCAAGTGGTGGGGTTGAGCCAAATCCGATAGGTGCAACTATCGGTGGATCTATAAAGAGTTCAACTGCACCCTATAACAATTTAAATGGTGAAACATCATTTGGTATAGCTCCATTAGAATATAATGCAAATGGTACAAAATCTAATTTATTGAATCATTATCCTGCATTTAATACAAAAATAGGATTGGGTGGAACGGGCGGTTATCATAATCCTACATCATACCCATCAGGATCCTTTCTTCCACAAGCTGGATCAAAATATGGTGGAGGAGGTGGTGGTGCTTATGCAGGTGGAATACAATACAGTACAGATCCTAATGAAATAACATACAACGATGGAGCAGATGGCGCTTCTGGTGTTGTAGTAATTATATCGGAGGCATAAAATGGCCATATATGAGTTAAGAACAACATCAAGTGGCGAGGTAATAAATTTAATATCATGGGATGGTATAACAGATTTGAGCTTACCGTCTGGAACAGAATTGGTAGAAGCAACAAGTTCTGTATCATCATCGTGGACTGGTTCATTTGAATCATCTTCCGTTTCTTTATATGCTGGTAATTTTTATGGAAGCACCTATGGTTCATTATTTGGATCAGGTTCTGGTTCATTTACTGGATCATTTAATGGTTACTCTGGATCATTGGTTGATTTTGTAGATGGAGCAGTTTTATTTATATCTGGCGCAAGAAGTGGTAATTTTACTGGATCTTTATCCGGTTCATTAACCGGTTCGTTTGAAGGAAATGCATCTGGTTCATTTACTGGATCTTTCTCTGGTAGTAGTGTAATAAGTGATATTACACAAATTAGAAATGCTCTTATAGTATCTGGTGCTTTAAATATAACTGGCAGTTTCATAATAAATGGAAGTTCGTATACAGATTCAACATCTGGTACAAGTGGAACTTCTGGTACTGCAGGTACAAGTGGAACTGCCGGAACATCTGGAACTGCCGGAACATCTGGAACGTCTGGAACTGCCGGTACAAGTGGAACTCCTGGTTCATCTGGAACGTCTGGAACTGCCGGTACAAGTGGAACTCCAGGTTCAAGTGGGACATCTGGAGCTAATGCATTATGGAACTTTTTAGGTGCGTGGTCTGGTGGTCAAATTTATATTATTGGGGATGTTGTAACACATGGTGGTGAAACTTGGTATTGTATTCAATATGCACCATCTGGTTATGGTCCATTTGGTGGTTACATTGATGTATATTGGACTTTAATCGCGGCATCAGGAACTGCGGGTACTTCAGGTACTTCAGGTGTTTCAGGTTCAGATGGTTCTTCAGGTTCAAGTGGAACAAGTGGTACATCTGGAACCGCAGGAACATCTGGAACTGCCGGTACAAGTGGAACATCCGGAACTCCCGGTACATCGGGTACATCAGGTCAAGATGGTGTGAGCGGTGGTCAAAATTATTTTATCAACTATACCGTATCATCCGATGTAAGTCCATATAAAACACTTGGTAGATTAACAACAACTGGCTCACAACAATCTATTACAACTAATTTAACTGCTAATCAAACCGGTGTATTGGTTGATGGTGGATTTATGACTGTTGCTGGTGATTCAAATACAACCGTGATACCAAACGGTTTATGGCATGGATATTTTTACTTTACAAAAAATACAAGTGGAGATAATGTAAATATCTACTATACCGTTTCAAAATACAGTAATACTGGCGTTAAAACTGCATTATTCACTTCTGATACAGTTGAAATCGGTTGGTCTAACAATAATACCACACCGGTTGAAATTAAAATAAATGCAGTTGCAACATCTGCCGCTTTAAGTTCTACCGATAGAATTATATTAGACATATATGCAGATAATGTTGATAATCAAAATAGAACTATAACATTTTATACCGAAGGTACATTCCACTATTCTTATCTTGTAACTACGATTGCTGCACCATCTGGAACATCTGGAACGTCTGGAACTGCTGGCACATCAGGAACTCCTGGTTCAAGTGGAACATCCGGAACTGCCGGTACAAGTGGAACACCGGGTTCATCTGGAACATCCGGAACTGCCGGTACAAGTGGAACACCGGGTTCATCTGGAACATCTGGCATAAAAGGTGATGCAGGAACAAGTGGAACATCCGGAACTGCCGGTACAAGTGGAACTCCCGGTTCATCCGGAACATCGGGTATAACCGGTGATCCAGGAACATCTGGTACAAGTGGAACATCTGGAACTCCCGGTTCATCCGGAACATCCGGTATAACCGGTGATCCGGGAACATCTGGTACAAGTGGAACATCTGGAACTCCCGGATCATCCGGAACTTCTGGTCTTACTGGTAATCCAGGAACATCTGGTACAAGTGGAACTTCTGGTCTTACTGGTAATCCAGGAACAAGTGGAACATCTGGAACTGCCGGTACAAGTGGAACTGGATTTTCAACGGTATCTAATACCGGAAATGATAGAATACTAACATCAGACGGTACTGCAAATGCAGCGGTAGCTGAAAATAATTTATCGTTTAATGGATCAACTTTATCCGTGACTGGATCTATAAACATGGGAACTGGATCTGTAGTGAATCCATTACTAACGGGATATTATGAAACTATGGTATCGAAATCCGTAGCCAATGATTTTGGTGGTGGTATAGTTAATATAGATTTAAGACAAGGTAATGTCTATAAATTAAAATTAGATGCTAGCGTATTAGATTTCAACATACAAAATAATCCAACATCATTACAAGCCGGTACTTTTACATTGGTTTTAGAAGGAGATGGAACTGCAAGAGCATTTAATTGGGGTACAGAAGTAACTTGGCCAAATGGAGCACCTGCAATCGTAAGTGGATCGGGTGTGATTGATGTATATTCCTTTGTATCATTTAATAGTGGAACGGAATATTTGGGATTAGTTATTACACAAAATCAAACAGGATTAGTATAAAAGGAGTTTTAAAATGGTTGGTAATAATGTAAGAAATGCTGCTTTAACATCATATCCTGGTTATGTTGCTCCACCAATTCCAAGTTTATTATATGGTTGGGGAAATAATGTAACTGCACAATTAGATAATAATTCAAGTGGTTTATATGAAAATCAAAGAGGTAATTTTAACACTTGGGTATCTAGCAGTTATGTTGCCCAACAGGTTTTTGCAATAAAATCCGATGGGACACTTTGGAGTTGGGGTAGTGGTAATAATGGTGGTTATGAGAGTACCGATAGATCATCACCTATACAAGTTGGAAATGAAACAAATTGGTCAAAAATAAGTGTTGGTTTTAATCTAAGTCATGGAATGTTTATTAAGTCAGATGGATCACTTTGGGGCTATGGAAACAATAGCAACGGTCAATTAGGTGATAATAACTCCTCCGATGTTTCCAATAGAAGCTATATGATACAGGTTGGAAGTTTAAAGAATTGGAGTCAAGTTACTTGTGGTGGTTCACACACTATGGCTGTAAAAACAGATGGTACTCTGTGGGGTTGGGGGCTTAATACTCAAGGGCAACTGGGTGTTAATAATAATATTACTAGGTCATCTCCTGTTCAAATTGGATCATTAACAAATTGGTCATTTGTTTCGGCTGGTGCTTCATATACCATGGCTATAAAAACCGATGGTACACTTTGGGGTTGGGGACTAAATTCATTTGGTCAAGTCGGTGATAATACTGCTATAACCCGATCATCTCCTGTTCAAATTGGAACGGGTACAAATTGGAGTAAAGTGACAACGGGAGCATCACACACAATGGCTGTAAAAACAGATGGAACGATTTGGACTTGGGGTAGTAATAATAATGGTGAATTAGGATTCTCTACGGGTGGTGCAACCAGATCATCTCCAGTCCAAGTGGGTTTATTAACAAATTGGAAAGATGTATATGCAACAGTTGATAATTTTGGAATGGGTGCATCTATAAAGACAGATGGAACTATTTGGTTTTGGGGTAATAATGGCAGTGGTGGATTTGGTAATGGTAACTTTATATCTACTACATCTCCAGTCCAAATCGGAACTGAGTATTGGCAAACTTTGGGTTTAAGATCAAATGCATTTGTAGGCATTAAAACGGATGGGACGTTATGGGAATGGAACGCTAATAATGGTCTTACTTGGCTAAATAGTGTTGTGTCACCAACGACTCTAACATCCTTTACCGATTGGAAATCTGCTTCAACTGGTCTATCGCACACTATGGCTATAAAAACAGATGGCACTCTTTGGGCTTGGGGTGTTAATAATTTAGGACAGTTGGGAGACGGAACTGAAATTGCAAGACAATCTCCAGTTCAGATAGGATCTGGGACAGATTGGGATAATGTATCATGTGGCAGTGATCATAGTGCGGCTGTTAAAACAAATGGAACACTTTGGTCTTGGGGTGCTAATAGTGGTGGAGCACTTGGACACAATAACCAAACCACTCGTAGTAGTCCAATTCAAGTAGGATTATTAACAAATTGGTCAAAAGTTTTTTGCGGTCAATCATTTACAATGGCTATAAAAACAGATGGGACACTTTGGGCTTGGGGTCTTAATCTTATTGGACAATTAGCAGATCCAATGCCTGTAAACAGATCATCCCCAATACAGATTGGCACTGCAACAAATTGGAAATCTGTTGCTCCCGCTATAGGCGGTTCACATACAATGGGTGTACAAACCAATGGTACATTATGGGGTTGGGGACTTAATAGTAGTGGTCAATTAGGTAGGAATAACGCAGTTAGTAGTGCAACTCCTACACAAGTGGGAACAGATACAGATTGGGATAGTGTATCTACGGCATATTCATTTACAATGGCTATAAAAACAAACGGAACTATGTGGGCGTGGGGTAATAATGGTAATAATACATTGGGAATAATGCGAACACCTAGATTGCCATTTCCTGTTAATACATCATTAACAAATGTTTCCGATATGATTGCTGGAGATAGTTATACTATGGCTATTGCTTCGGATGGTGCCCTTTGGGGATGGGGATTAAATTCTGCTGGTTCATTGGGTGTTGGTAATACTGTTACTAGATCATCTCCTGTTCAAATTGGATTATTAACAAATTGGTCAAAAGTTTTTGCAGGCATATCACAAACTATGGCTATAAAAACCGATGGTACACTTTGGGGTTGGGGATTAAACTCATCTGGTCAAGTCGGTGATAATAGTATTTTAGGTAAATCATCTCCTGTTCAAATAGGTACAGGCACTGATTGGCAAACAGTAGGATGTGGAACTGCACATACATTTGGAATAAAAACAAACGGAACACTTTGGGCATGGGGAAATAATGTATTTGGACAATTAGGCGATGGTACAATAATAAACCGATCATCTCCTGTTCAAATCGGAACAGATACAAATTGGTCAAAAGTATCAGGTGGTACAGGACATACCATTGCATTAAAAACAAATGGAACACTTTGGGCATGGGGACTTGATGATAGATACCAATTAGGAATTAGTTCAAACTCAAATAAATTACAAAAAATTGGAACCAATACTGACTGGTCTATTTTACCAACTGGATCACCTGGATCACATGTAATGGCAATTAAGTCCGATGGTACTCTTTGGGGGTGGGGATTAAACTCATCTGGTCAAGTCGGTGATAATAGTGCTATAACTCGATCATCTCCTGTTCAAATTGGAACGGGTACAAATTGGAGTATATTGAGTTTGGGTGCTTCACATACAATGGCTATAAAAACAGATGGAACTATTTGGGGATGGGGGAATAATAACAGAGGTCATTTGGGTGATAATACACTAATAAACAGATCATCTCCTGTTCAAATTGGAACAGATACAAATTGGAGTAAATTGAGTTCGGGTAACTCACATACAATGGCTATAAAAACAAACGGAACACTTTGGGCTTGGGGTAATAATGCCTTTGGACAGCATGGTGATGGTAATACTATAAATAAATCATCTCCTGTTCAAATAGGAAGTGATGTTGATTGGAGTGAAATTGCAACAACCGATACAACATCAATGGGAATTAAAACCAATGGTACACTTTGGGGGTGGGGTTTTGATAGATTTGGAATATTGGGATTGAATATAGCTGCTGGTTTTACATCTTTAACAAATTCACCAATTCAAGTAGGAACTGATACAAATTGGTCAAAGGTATCATTGGGTGTGTCTCACACAATTGCACTAAAATCTAATGGTACATTATGGGCTTGGGGTAATAATGAAAATGGCAGTCTTGGTGACAATACAATCATAAACATATCATCTCCTGTTCAAATAGGAACCGATACCGATTGGACATTTATTAGTGCGGGTGCGTTTCATACATTAGCACTAAAATCCAATGGTACTCTATGGAATTGGGGATCTGGAACATCAGGACAACTTCCAGATGGGCGCATTATGACATTATCTTCACCAACGCAAGTTGGGAGTTTAACCAATTGGTCAAAAATTTATTCGGGAAGATTTCATTCGGTGGCGATAAACACATCGGGTGAAATCTATACACTTGGTATAAATAGTAGTATATCTATAACTGTTAATGAATTTAGTCGCTCATCTCCAGTTCAAATTGGTACAGACACAGATTGGTCTGATATTTCAGCATATTCAAATAATAGTGGAGCAATAAAAACAAACGGAACACTTTGGGTTTGGGGAAATGGTAATGAAGGACAACTTGGCCAAAATGATAGGTTCTCTCAATCTTCGCCAACACAGATTGGAACTGGTACAGATTGGTCATATTTTCCAAAATTGGGAGCAAGAAGATGGGGTCTTATGGCAACAAAAACTGACGGAACTACTTGGGGCTCTGGATATGGATTTGATGGTGCATATGCTGATGATACAAATATATCAAGATCATCACCGATTCAGATTGGAAGTATTGCTTGGTCAAAAATAACATCTGGATTTCATACAATTGGCATGGATTCTAGCGGTAGTCTGTACTCATGGAATCAGAGTAGTGGTAATAGTGCTATATTAGGTAGAGAGACTGAACTCGGTCAAAATAGATCATCTCCTGTACAAGTTGGATCAGCCACAAATTGGGTTAGTTCATCACTTGGTTCAAATCATACAATGGCTATAAAAACAGATGGTACTCTTTGGGGGTGGGGTAATAATACTGCATTTCAAATGGGTGATGGGACTACACGAAGTAGGTCATCACCAGTTCAAATTGGAACTGCAAGTGGATATAAAACAGTTGATTGTGGTGTGTCATACACAATTGCGATTAAAGAAGAATAATAAAAGTATTACTATAAACTACTTTTGAAAAATATTTTTATATTTATAGTTAAATGTTTTGTTTTTTAAGGTTTTTATATGAAAAATAAAGAAATGCATCCTTTGGATATGGCGTTAGATGCGTCAATTAATGGATTTCCAGAAATAAGTGAAGATATTTTACGCAATCAATCACAAGATGATTTAAGAGTTTTATTTAATCTTGGATGGCATGAAATGCGAAACGGCAATATGAAAAAGGCATTTGAACATTTCAATTATGGTCGTTTTATAGATGTATTTGGATTGCCACCAATACCTGGTAAAATATGGAAAGACGAACCGCTTGAAAATAAAACTCTATTGTTTAGATGTGAAGGTGGTTATGGTGATCAAATACTAAATTTTCGTTTTGCTAAAAAATTTGAAGAAATGGGTGCAAGAGTTTTAGTATCATGTTCAACGGAATTGCGAGAATTATTTTCTCGTCATGGATTCATTACAATAGATAATTCAGTAGTTAGTGGTGTCCATTATGATTATTGGATTCCAGCAATGTCAGCTGCATACATTCTGAATTTAGAATATAACGATTTAGATGGTTCCCCATTCCTATTCCCAAAAGAAAAAAGAAACCTATTTTCAAAAAAAGGTAATTTGAAAGTTGGAATTAGATGGAGTGGTTCACCTGATTTTGAAGATGAACAACACAGAAGATTCCCGCCTGAGTTAATGATAGATTTACATAATATACCAAATACAACAGTTTATTCTTTACAAAAAGATGAAAATTGTATTGATGGTCTTCCATTCGGTGATATGCGTGAACAAATGAAAACATGGGATGATACTGCAAATATTATTGCAGACTGTGATTTAATAATATCATCATGTACATCAGTTGCACACCTTTCAGCTGCAATGGGTATACCAACATGGGTGGCAACACCAATAATGCCATATTATACTTGGGCTGTACCAGGAACCACATCAAATTGGTATAATTCGGTTCGTCTATTCAGACAAAAAAAATATGGTGAATGGGAAAATGTTTTTGATGAAATTAGAACAGAACTAACTAAATTATCAGAAAAACATGGATCTTAAATATGAACAATGACACCAAACCAAGTCTTGATATTATTTTAAGAACACATGATTTTATTGATATTCATGGTTCACCAAATGGTAGATATTGTAAAACAGACAAGACAACACTAATATGTAAATGTATAACTTCTCTCGTAAATAGTGCAAACGATTATACGGGTAAAATAAAATTTATATGGATAGACGACCACTCCTCAGACAGTAGTTTAGATAAAATGCGAAAGATTTTTGAAAAATCAAAGCATGAAGTCGAATTTGTTGCATTAGAATTACGGGGATGGAATGCTTCTGGATATGAACAGTTTGAACGTGGTAGAGCTTCAAATGCAGATTTGGTTTATTTTGTAGAAGATGATTACTTACATTATCCAACTGCAATAGAAGAAATGGTAAATGATTATCTAACATTTAAAAACAATTTAGGTGTAGAGGTTGCTATACATCCGTTTGATGATCCAGATAACTACAAACCAAAATACATAGAAGAATGTAGAATAGTTTTAGGCGAAAAAAGACGATTCAGAACAAATACATATAGTACATTTGTATTTATGTGTTCACCCAAAATAGTCAGAGATAATTGGAGTATATTTTACACATTATCAACGGAATATATGACAGAATGGGGGGAAAAAAATAATATACACGAAGGAACTACCATAAATAAACTTTGGAGAGATAATGTAAAATTATTTACACCAATACCATCCTTGGCTTTACATATGGGATTTGATGAACAAAAAGATGCCTATTTAGATTGGAAAGAACTTTGGGATTCCATTTCCTAATCATATTTATAGTTATACTTATAGTAACGGAGAAATAAATGTCTTATGCAAGAGTAGAAGATGGTAAAATAGTACAACGTTCTGAATTGTTACCTAATAGTTGGGATAACATATCTAATTTTAATACTTTAAATAAAGAAGAAATAACAAATCATGGTTGGTATGTTCACAAGTTTATAGAGGCTGAAAAATTTGACGGATACATCTATGACGGAACAACATATTCCATAGAAAACAATGAAGTAGTAGAATATGAACAAGTTCGTCAAAAAACCACAGAAGAAATGGATTCTGAAATAGAATCTAAATGGATTGAAATACGGTCTCAAAGAAATATTCTTTTAATGGAATGTGATTGGACACAGTTACCAGATTCACCACTAACTAATCAAAAACAAACGGAATGGCAAATATATCGTCAGTCTTTGAGAGATATGACAAATGCTGATAGTCCTTATGGTATATCTTGGCCACCAAAACCAGAGGCATGAAATGAATAAATCCGTATTAAAATTGATACGAGAAATGAATTTATCTATATTCACCGAAGAAGAATTGGTAGATAAAGAAATAATTGTTTTGTTTCCTGGAAATTTTCAACCAATGGGACAACATCAAAGGGAAGAATACCAAAGACTTTGCCGTAAATTTGGAAAAGATAATGTTATAGTTGTAACCGATGATAAAATAGATCAACAAAAACATCCTTTTTCATTTGATGAAAAGGTTACAATAATGAAAAGACATGGTGTTAAAAATGTTGAAAAGGCATTAAACCCATTCTATCCAACAGAAGTTATTTCAAAAATGGATGAAACTAATACGGTTTTAATAATTGCGGTTAGTCAAAAAAATATTTCGGAATTAAAACAAATAAAAAGATTGACACGATATAATGGTTCAGCAAATTTAACAATAAAAGATATTCAAAATCCCTACATCTATTATATGATAACAAATGATGTGGATTATGATATACCCAGTGTAGGAAAATTAAATTTTAAAAATATACAAAGAGCACTTGGTGATAGAGATGCAAAATTATCCGAGTTGAAATCTAGATTCATTTCAATATTTGGTTGGTTTGATGCGAAAATTTTTAATATGGTAATTCATAAAATGAATACGGATAGAGGAGACATGGTAGAGAAATCAAATCCGTTAAGTTTGGTTACTAGAACATTTTGGAAAAAAGTTTACAATGAAATAAAATAAAGGTTATGTTATGGAAATTAAAATTGATAGTATAAAAGATGTTAAAAATCTTTTAGAAGGAAACCATGAAAGTCAAAACAAGATTCAAGTTGGATTTGATGGAGAAAAAAAAGAACAGAATATTGATAGACAAGTTGGTGAAAAATGGTTTGATTCAGATGGAAATGAATGGGAGCAAAAGAAGGGATATAAAGTTAAACTCGGAAAAGTATGGCAACAAGAATTACATGAATATTTAAATTCATTTCCAAACTGTCCAAAAGAAAGTTGTACTTGTGGAATGCCAAAAAGACTTGATGAAAAAATGAGAAAAATTCATGGTATGTGTTTTGATTGTGTTGTTAAGATGGAACATAAAATTAGAATAGAAGGAAAATGGCAAGAATACGAAAAGACTAAAATGAAAGAAAATGCTTTGGCTTGGTTAAAAGAAGCTGAACGTGATAAAAATTTAATAGTAGAGGAACTTTCAAGACTAGAGTTTGCTAATGAATTTGGTGATGTTGAAAAGTGGGACACCAAAGTAAACAAAGAAGAACTGTTAAAAAAAATTGAAGATGAGTTCCAAACTTTTAGAACTGATTTCATAGAAAAGTTAGAAAAGGATTTAGAGAATATGAATGAAACGGAATAATATAACAAGAGAAATATTTATAGGAATGGGTGGTGAAATATCATCAAAAAGAGTGATGATGTTTTTATCTTTTTGTATGATGATTACAATGGCTATATTTTCTACTATTTATAGTATGAAAGTTGAACAATTTATTTTTGATGGATTTCTTTACATAGTAGTCGGAGGACTGTTTTCAGTTGCCTCCGAAAAATTCAGTAATGCTTTTAAGAAAGTAGATGGAGAAAAAAGTGAAACAAGTAATAGTTGAAAGGGCAGTACCAACGGATAAAAAACTTTATGCAAGTGTCAAATCTAGAATAAAAAGAAAGTACAAGGTATGGCCAAGTGCATATGCTTCTGCTGCTGTTGTTAAGGCATATAAGGCTGCTGGTGGTGGATATAGAAATGTAAAAGAAACCATAAATAATGCATCATATAAATTAGAGGGATATTCCACGAATGGATGTGGTAAAATAACTGAATTGTATTTTGTATTAGGTGAAACCGATAAACATGATATACAAGAAGCGGAATATCGTGGTAGAAAAGTTAGTTTAGGAAAACCGTTCAGAACACCTGGAGGTCCAAAAAAGTTTTCTGTTTATGTTAAAAAACCAAATGGAAACATCGTAAAAGTAAATTTTGGTCATAAAGGTGAAGGTGGTAAAAAAACTATGAAAATTAAAAAGAGTAATGCAGCTCGTAGAAAATCATTTCGTGCACGTCACCGTTGTCATTCTCCTGGACCAAGACACAAAGCTAGATACTGGAGTTGCCGTTTTGGATGGCCTTCTAGTGGCAAGGGTGCAATAGATAAAACATAAGTTATGGATGTAAATTTATTTAAAACCATATTAAAACCAAATATTTCAGCAAAGTCATTAAAAGATTCAAAAAAAACAGCAGAAGCAATAACCAATGCTTATGTAAAGGCAACCGAAAAAATAACAACCACTATTTTTGGATCTAAATTATTGTCTGGAAATAAAAATTCATTGCAAAGACATTTAGAACAAGGATTGATTCTAAATGATAAAACACGGCAAAAAAGTCAAAAAACAGAAAGTGGTTGGTTTATCATGTCAATGGGTTTTATTTTTTATTGGGTTAATTCAAAATTCACTCCAGTTCCACCAATGCCACCATCTACTGGACCTGCTCCTGGTCCATTGGGTGGAACAACCACAACATATCAAGGTGATCCAAAAACATTAGCAGACGATTTGAAAAAGGCATTTAATCTTGGAAGTACAGAAGATATTTTAAATGAATTGGGTATTGTGTTATCAAAGCATTTACTAAAAGTCAGTGGTATTTACACTGGAGTTGGTCCTGCCGGTCCACAAGTTACTCCATGGACAGGACTATTTGGAAAACCTGCACAATCTAATGATGGTAAAATAATAATAGATTCAAAATTAACTTTCCAAGAATCCATTAGTGGAATAGATGCCCCAAAAAATGTAATAGATTCTTTGGTGTTATTGGATATAGATTACATATCATCGGATAATAAATTACATCGTGGACAAATTCTTGTAAATAAATCAGTTCAAAACGAAGTAAAACAATTTTTTAAGTTATTGTTAGAAGAAAAGTTTCCAATAAACAGAATGATTCCTGTTGTAAAATATGGTTGGAATGACGATAAATCAATGGAAGATAATAACACATCTGGATTTAATTACAGAGTAATAGCTGGATCAAATAAAATGTCTAAACATTCATATGGTGGTGCAATAGATATAAACCCAAGATGGAATCCTGTTATTTATAGAGATGGTAAAGTTTCCCCTCCTGGAGCTATTAGAGACAAAGATAGACCTGGTGTTTTAAAAAATGATACAAATGGTGTTAAATACTTAAAAGAAAAAGGATGGGAATGGGGTGGTGATTATACCAGTTTTAAAGATTGGCACCATTTTGATAAAGATATTGAACAAAGCAAAGATAGTTCAAATGTTGTTCCTGAAAGCGATTATTCATTTTCTATATTTAGTCCGTCTAGAGTTACTGTTGATATAGGTATTCCAAAAATAAAACAAGTAGATGGGAAAAAAATACAAAGTGGTTTTATGTTACACGATATACCAGGATGGAAAGATAGAAATTTCATATGGTCTTTTGCAAATTTAACTTTATACGAACCTTCTGGAAAAGCAACTGGAGTATTTGTAAAAAATGGTAAAATTGCTAATCCAGAAACGGGATATCCATATTATACCATGATAAGTGAAACAACTGGACGAAATTTTAATAAATACGTTACAATAGCAATAATGAAAGACAATACAGTTAGGTTGTATGAAACAGACAGTACCACTACGGCAGAACAAAAAATATTAAGAGATTTGAAAAACATTAAATATGCATTTTCTGGAACTGATGTTTTAATAAGAAATGGTGGTGAAACTGAAGAACGCGCAATATCAAAATTGGAAGACGATAAAGATAGACCAAAAACATCAGTTGGTTTTTACAACAACAATTTAATGGTTGCCGTCACTACTGCCAAAACAAGTCAAAATTGGGAAAAATGGGGGAATACATTGAGAAAAATAAATTCAAATGCAACTTGGATTTCCATGGATGGCGGTGGTTCATCAACTATTGTAATTAAAGGAACACCAAGACAAGTTGCAGAAAACGTTCCAAATGGAAGAAAAGTGGCAACTATAATAGGTTGGTATGATGTATAAAAAATATTTTACATATTTATTGATATGACACAAGAACAAAAAAATATGATAAAAAGCATAGTCAGAGAATATGTAATTCAATATGCAAAAGAAGGAAAAAAGCCGACCGGCGGATTAACTGGATGGTTTAGAGACCGTTGGGTTGATATTTCTCGTAAGAAAAAGGGGGGAGGACATCCAGAGTGTGGTGCATCTGCCGGTAGTAAATCTCGTAAAGGTGGAAAGAGGGCATATCCAAAATGTGTGCCAGCAGCAAAGGCGGCATCAATGTCAAAAAAACAAAAAAGAAGTGCTGTAACACGAAAGAGAAAAAAAGGTGCAACAGCTCGTGGTAAAGCAAAAATGGTTTCAACTCATGTAAAGGATTGATTATGGAAATTGATAAAAAAATAGAAATGATACTTAAATTATTTGCTACATTTGCTGCAATCGGTGTTATATTATCCATATTCATAGGTACAAAAATCGAAGGCGATAATATAAGACAGTATACGAAAACCAAAGACAGTTTGGAGGCAGTGATAAACAAGTATGAATTCGATTATGTTGAATTAAAAAAAAGAGCTGATAAACTCGATTCTCTTATTAAAGTTCGTAAAGATAGTATTCTGATAATAAAAGAAAGATTCTATATTTACAAAAACAGAGAAATAAAAAATCCAGATGAAGCTACAAAACTTATTAAAAACTTTTTGAATGAGTAATATATGAAATACGTTATAGCATTATTATTTTCCCTTTCAACTGCTTTTGCTTCCGAAAAAGATTCTCTCGTTTGTTTTACAAAACCTGAAATAACTAAATTGTGGAATAAAATTCAACTCATACGAGATTCAGTCGAATACCTAACCGCAGTCGTTAATGTCCAAGACACCGTAATAGATTTGTATGTTTCTAGATCAGAAATGTTTATACAACAATTAAAAAATCGTGATGAAGCACTTGCCGCTTGTAAAAAAAGAAGTGTGGAATTAGAAAAAATAATTGATGAACTTCAACCTCGTTGGTATGATAATAAATTTTTGTGGTTTCTAACAGGAGCCGCTTCTGTTGTTGGGATAATAGTGGTAACAAAATGAGTGTAGTTACAAAAAATTTAAAAGATATTATCAAAGAAGAATACGCAAAATGTGCTTCTAATCCTGTATATTTTATGAAAAGATATGCAAAGATTCAACATCCAACTCGTGGCAAAATACTGTTCGACCTATATCCGTTTCAGGAAAATGTTTTAAAAGAGTTCAATGATAATCGATGGAACATAGTCCTAAAATCTCGTCAGTTAGGAATATCAACGCTGATAGCTGGATATTCACTTTGGATGATGTTGTTCAATCAAGACAAGAATATTCTTGTTATTGCAACAAAACAAGAAACTGCTAAGAACTTGGTAACAAAAGTTCGTGTTATGTATGACAATCTTCCAAGTTGGTTGAAGACAGGAGTTCAAGAAGATAATAAACTTTCACTTCGATTCAAGAACGGTTCACAAATTAAAGCCGTTTCTGCTGCTGCTGACTCTGCTCGTTCTGAAGCACTTTCACTTTTGATTATAGATGAAGCCGCTTTTATTGATGACATAGATAGAATATGGGCATCTGCACAACAAACACTTGCAACAGGTGGAACTGCAATTATCAATTCCACACCGAATGGCGTTGGTAACTTTTACCATAAACAATGGGTAAAGTCAAAATTAGGTGAGAGTGCATTTAATCCAATAGAATTACTTTGGCAAGTTCATCCAGACCGTGATCAAAAATGGCGTGATGAACAAGATGTTCTTCTTGGTCCAGATATGGCAAAACAAGAATGTGATGGAAACTTTCTTGCATCTGGACGTTCTGTAATTGATGGTGAGTTAGTACAATGGTATAAGGAAACATATGTTTGTGATCCAAAAGAAAAAAGAGGATCTGAAGACGCTTATTGGATTTGGGAATATCCAGATTCTTCAAAAAATTATATTGTTGTTGCTGATGTTGCTCGTGGTGACGGAAATGATAATTCTGCATTTCATGTAATTGATATAGATAATCTTGAACAAGTTGCAGAATATCGTGGTAAACTTGATACAAAATCATATGGTAATATGTTAGTATCAGTTGCAACCGAATATAATGATGCAATGCTTGTTATTGAAAATGCTAATATTGGTTGGGCAGTAATTCAACAAGTTATAGATAGAGGTTATCCAAATTTGTATTACACTTATCGTGAAGATGGATATATCGATCCATCCGTTCATATTCCAAAAGGATATGATATTAAAGATAAATCACAAATGGTTCCTGGATTTACTACAAGTTCTAAAACAAGACCACTTATTATATCTAAATTGGAAACATATTTTCGTGAAAGAACACCAATAATAAAATCATCTAGATTAGCAGAAGAACTTTTCGTATTTGTATGGAATGGATCAAAAGCGGAGGCACAAAGTGGTTACACTGATGATTTGGTAATTTCATTTTCAATCGGATTGTGGGTTAGAGATACTGCAATAAAATTGCGTCAAGAGGGATTGGTACGAACAAGAATGGGATTGGATTATATTGGAAAGGGAAGTGCAATAAAATCCACAATACAAAATAAATTCGATGATGGGTGGTCTATGAAAGTTAGAGGAGGGGATGAAGATTTAACTTGGTTAATAAAGTAATTTTCATTTTTTCATACATATTTATATTCATGTATAATACTATTAATAACAGGTGAAAAATGGCAGAAAGAAAGTCATTATTTGATAGATTAAAAACCTTATTTTCTACAAATGTTGTTGTTAGAAATGTTGGTGGAAAACGATTAAAAGTTGTTGATACGGCTCGTTATCAGGCCGATGGAAACCCACATACATCAAAAGTTATTGATAGATATGGTAGACTTCATGGAAGTAGGGGAACCCCAATATCTGTCTACAATCAATACAATTCTTTCTCTGCAACAAAAATAGACCTTTATACTGATTATGAAGCAATGGACACTGATGCCATTATTTCATCGGCTCTTGACATTTATTCCGATGAAAGTACCCTAAAAAATGACATCGGTGATGTTCTAACAATTAGAACTGATAACGATAATATCCGTAAAATTCTTCGTAATCTTTTTTATGATATTCTTAATATAGAATATAATCTGTGGCCTTGGGTTCGTAATTTATGTAAATACGGTGACTTTTATCTTTATCTTGATGTAAAAGAAGGATTAGGTATAACAAATGTTGTACCGTTCTCACCTTATGAAATGCAAAGAGAAGAAGGAACTGATCCAGAACATATCTATATGACAAAGTTTATCTATGAAGGTCCACTCGGAAAGGGTGAATTTCAGAATTATGAAATTGCACATTTTCGTTTAATGGGCGATACTAATTTTTTACCTTACGGTAAATCTATGGTAGAGGGTGCTCGTAAATTGTATAAACAATTAGTTCTCATGGAAGATGCTATGCTTATACATAGAATTATGAGGGCACCGGAAAAAAGAGTATTCAAAGTTGATATTGGAAATATACCGCCTGGTGAAGTAGATACTTACATGGATCAAATAATGAAAAAGATGAAAAAAGTTCCTGTAATGAACGAACAAACCGGTGAGTATAATTTAAGATTTAATATGCAAAATTTATTAGAAGACTATTATCTTCCAGTAAGAGGTGCTCAATCAGCAACAAGTATAGATACTTTGCCAGGATTACAATATCAAGCAATAGAAGACGTTGAATATTTAAAAAGTAAAATATTTGCTGCTTTGAAAATACCAAAGGCGTTTTTAGGATATGACGAATCAACGGAAGGTAAGGCAACACTTGCGGCTCTTGATATTCGTTTTGCAAGAACAATAGAGAGAATACAAAGGATAGTAATATCAGAATTAACTAAAATTGCAATAGTTCATTTGTATTCACAAGGTTATGAGAATGCAGACCTTGTAAACTTTGAACTATCATTGACTAGTCCATCGATAGTATATGAACAAGAAAAAGTTGCTCTTATGAAAGAAAGAGTAGATTTGGCATCACAGTTGATAGAAAATAAATTATTCTCAATGAAGTACATATATTCAAACATATTCAATTTGTCTGATGATGAAGCAGAATTTGAAAGAAATGAAATATTAGAAGACATTAAACATAAATTCCGTCAATCACAAATTGAAAGTGAAGGAAATGATCCTGCAATAACTAAGGAATCATTTGGAACTCCACATGATATTGCAACAATGCATACATCCGGTGGTGGTTCTTCAAAGATGTACCAAATAAATGATAATGAAGTTCCAGATGGTGGATGGCCAGGTGCAGGTAGACCTGCAAAAAATCTTTCATATTCTACCGATGATAGTCCATTTGGTCGTGATCCAATAGGAAAAAAAGATGTGGGAAATACATTAAAAACTAACAGAAGTATGAAACATAACTATAAGAACAATTCCCCATTATCATTAGAAACAAAGATGATGTCACATGATGTTGATAAATTGATAGATAGTATGAACGGATTTAAAGTAAAAACAAAAAAAATTATATCGGAAAGTCTTAAACCTGTTAATTTTGATGAAGAAAATGAATCAAATTTATTAAATGAAAACAATTTATTGAAGGAATTGTAATTTTTTTTATATTTATTCTATGAAAGTGTAAATTTTATTGGACATCTGCAAAAATGAAAAAAATAAAGCATTCAAAATTTAAAAACACTGCAATGTTATTTGAGCTATTAACGCGTCAAATAACATCTGATATTATTTCTTCAAATGAATCTGCCGCAATTCAGATACTAAAAAAACATTTTGGAAAAAATACAGAATTATTAAAAGAATATATTTTGTATAAGACACTTTGTGAAGAAAAATTAAAATCAGAAACTCGTGCAAATATGTTAATCGATGCTGCTATTAAATCCAAAAAAAATATTGATAGAAAAAAATTAAATCAAGAAAAATATGATTTGATTAAAGCTATAAAAGAAAATTTTGATATTAATTTATTTTTTCAAACAAAAGTTCAAAACTATAAAATATTGGCATCAATATACAAATTATTTGAATATAAAGATTTAGACAATCCAATAGAGATTACAAAGTCAAGAATAACCTTAATAGAAACTATAACAACAAAAAATAACACCAAATTCTTAAATGAAATTTCTACAATAGAAAACCAACCGAAAGATGTTCGATTACTTTCTCAAAAATTATTAATAGAAAAGTTTAATAAAAAATACAGTGATTTAAACGAACTTCAAAAAAATTTACTAAAAGAATATATTGGAAATGTTAGTAACACTAATAACTTAAAATCGTTTGTTCAGACAGAAGCATCAACTATAAAAAATATATTCAAAAATAACATTTACAGAGTAAAAGATTCTTCTTTAAAGATAAAGTTAAACGAAGTAATAACATTATTAGATCAATATGATTCTATAAAGTTTGTGGATGAGAGTCACATATCCTCATTGCTTAGATATTATAGTATCATAGATGATTTAGATTGGAGTAAATAATGGGAAACCCAATACACCCTTACAATTTTCCAGCGTCTCAGGCAAATGATTTTGAAAGAAAAGGACATCCTGGAAAATTTTTAAAATCAATATCATGTACAAGTGGAACAACTCACTTCACCGCTTCAGATTATGGTGCAGGTGGATTGATAGTTCCTACCTCAGCTGAAGGAACAGTAACTCTTTCAGGTGGTGGGGATATACCACTAGCAACACTTGCTGGATCTCAACGTATATTTGAATTTTCTGTAAAGTCGGTTAATGTTACAACCGGAACAGTTTATGTATTGATAAAAAATCAAATTTCTAAATAAGGACTAATATGAGTGCGAATGATTTTATCAAAAAAATAATTCAATCTGAAGACTTTAAAAAGTTCAAACAAGAGATGTATGAAAATGGCAATGTTACCGCAAATGTAGACGGTTATCAGACCCCAAATGCTTTTGCTAAAAGTGAAGAAGAATTTGAAAAAACATCAAAAGATAGAATTGAAGTTTTTGGTTACAAAAAGGTAGAAAAAACTAAACCAAAACATTTTAAACCAGTCTATAAAGTTGAATCAAAATCAACATATAAAGAATTGATGGACATTTTAGGTGAAGTTTCTTACAAAGAATATAAAACAGATGAAACCAAATCTGTCAATAGAAAAATAAATGATTCTATTAAAAACATAAATAGAACAATTTATGAAGTAGAAAGAGTTGTAGAACATGCACTTAAATTAAAAACAGAAATGAACGTTGATCAAAGAACACTTTGGGGTTCATCTATGAATAGATTGAGAAAAATATCCGAAAGAATAAATAGAATTACAAAAAAGATAAATGAATTGGGTGCTTAAAAATGAAAGAATTATTAATAGATACGATGTTGTTTAACGTCAGTCCACAACAAATAGCTGAAAGCCAGAATAGTAATGGTAAAGTTATAGTATCTGGCGTTCTACAAAGAGCAGAAGCAAAAAACCAAAACGGTAGAGTATATCCGAAACAAATATTGATGCGAGAAGTAAAAAAATATCAAGAGAATCAGATAAAAGAAAACCGTGCTCTTGGGGAATTGGATCATCCAGAATCTTCTGTAATAAATCTTCGTAACGTATCACACAATGTTTTGTCTGTGGAATGGAAGGGAAATGATGTTGTTGGAACAGTTGAAATATTACCAACACCGTCTGGAAATATATTAAAAGAATTATTAAAATGTGGTATAAGATTGGGGATAAGTTCAAGGGGAATGGGAACTGTTGAAGAAATAAACGAAGGAACCGTTGAAGTACAAGATGATTTTGAATTGATAGGGTGGGATTTCGTTTCTAATCCATCAACTCATGGCGCATTCATGTACCCAAATAGAAGAAATAAAAATGTAAATGAATCTTTGATACAAGAAAACATCAGTTTAAATACAATTTCACAAATTGATCCTAAAATGCAAAGAATACATAAAAACATAACAAACATTATATGTGAAATTGGTAATGTTTGTGAATGTATATTTGATGGGAGATAATAATGCCTGCTTCATCTCAACAACAACAAAAACTTATGGGTTTGGCGCTTTCATATAAAAGAGGAAACGTATCAAGTTCAGAAGTCAGTTCTACCGTAAAAAAGTTAGCAGATTCAATGTCAGAAAAAGACTTAGAAAAGTATGCAGGAACATCACATAGGGGTTTACCTAAAAAAGTTGGTGAAACGAAAATAAAAGTTGAAGATTTAAAAAAGATGGTTCAAGATGCAGTAGAAGAAGTCATGCATGAAAGACTTTCTATGAAAAAATTGACGCCAGAACAAAAACAAAGATACATCGAATCAATCGGTAGATTTAATGAATATAAAGAACCAATATACAGATCAAAACAACTTGCAGAGACAGTTAATGAAATAAGAAATATTGTAGAGTTTGCTTCTAAAAATATGGTAGAAGAATCTGGAGATTGGTTTGAAGGAATATCACATAGAAGAAATTCAAAAAAATTAAAAGAATCATTTGCTTTATTTGAAAAAACAACTGATAAAATAATTAAGTTACAATCAACACTTGAATCTATTTATGAAGGAATGGGTAGATATTTAAGTAAATTTTATGAAATAAAAGATAAGGAAAAGTAAGTTATGACAGACAGAGTATATGCTCCGGGATCAAAACCTGCCCATGTAAAAGTAAAAGCAAATGGAATGGACATTGATTCAATGATTAGAATATTCAAAAGAAAAGTAAAAGAAGCGGGAATACTTGAAGAATATAAAGATAGGATGGAATACATAAAACCATCGAAAAGAAAAGTTGAAAGAAAAAATGCCGCAATTCGTAGGCAAAGAAAAATGGACTCGGAAAATAAATAAAAATAAAAATAAACATATTTATTGAAATACAATACCCTATCAAATTAAGAATCAATATAATATCTTAAATATATGGGGTTCATATATTTTTTTTGTTGATTGATGTTTAATAATAACATCAAATAGTTGGAGATTTTTATGAATGATTTACTTAAAGAAGCAATAGCAGATGCAAAAGCAGTTCGTGAAGTTGCACTTGCAAATGCTAAACTTGCTTTAGAAGAAGCATTTACGCCAAAACTGCAATCAATGTTATCAAAAAAACTTTCTGAAGAAGCTGAAATGGATGATGATTCCAAAGAAGTAGAAGAAGAAGGTTACTCTAATGAGTTTGCAATGGATGAAGCCGAAGAAGAGACAGCCCTTGAAAAAGAAGGATATTCTGATGAATTTTCAATGGAAGAAGCTGAAAATGAAGATGAAATGGACATCGATGAGTTTTTTGGTGAAGCAGAAGATTCTGAAGAAGATTCCGGTGAAGCAGATTTAGAAGAAAGAATACATCAACTTGAACAATCCTTGGCAAAACTTGAAGGAAAAGATTCCGATGAAGAATCCATGGAAGAAGCAGAAGAATCAGAAGATTATTCTGATGAAGAAGATATTGATGAAGATTTGATGGAAATAATACGTCAATTAGAAGAAGATATTGATTCATCCGGAATTGGTACTGGTGATAATAAAAAACCATCTCCTGTTGCATCAGACGATAGCACAGAAGATAAAAAAGAGAAGTTGGTTCAATTAGTTAATGAAGAAGACGATGAAAAAACCGATGATATTGATGAAATGATTCGTTCTATACGTGAAGAAGATGAAGAATCCAAAGAAAAAATGGATGAGGCAGAAGATGACGAAGAAACTGTTGATATTAAGGAGATTTTGCGTGCTCTTCGTGAAGAAGAAGAAGAATCAAAAGAAAAAGTAGATGAAGGTGAAGACGAAGAAAAAGAAAAGGAAGTATCAGAAGCAAAATTGCGTGAAGCATATGCAGTTATTACTTTCCTTCGTTCAAAAATAAACGAAGTAAATCTTTTAAATTCAAAATTACTTTTCTCTAATAAAATTTTCAAAAAGTATTCTTTAACTGAAAATCAAAAGTATACGGTCATTGAAAACTTTGATCGTGCATCAAGTTTGCGTGAAGTGAAGCTTGTATATGCAACTCTTTGTGAGGCAATTAAATCAACAAAATCAAATATTAAGCCAATCAAAGAATCATTTGCAAGTAAACCGATTGCAAGTACCCGTCCTAAAAACATCATAAATGAAGGTGATAATATGGCGGATCGTTTAAGACATTTAGCTGGTTTAAAATAATTAATTAAGGAAAAAAATATGAGTATACAATCTCTTTTAGGTGCTAGTGGTAATCCCCATAAGCGTCTTATCGAAGAAAATCGTGGTATTGTTAAGAAATGGCAAAAATCAGGTCTTCTTGACAACATCAATAACGATTATGAAAAGAACTCCATTGCAGTTCTTTTGGAAAATCAAGCAAAACAACTTATTGAAGAATCAAACCGTACAGGTACAGCAGCCGGTTCAGAAGAATGGGCAGGCGTTGCACTTCCGTTGGTTCGCCGTATTTTCTCTGAAATTGCTGCGAAAGATTTCGTGTCAGTTCAACCTATGAACTTACCATCAGGTCTTGTATTCTTCTTGGATTTCAAATATGGTACATCACAACCTGGCTTTACTGCAAATGCAGGTAAAGATTCACAGACAGATTCATTGTTCGGTGTGACAGGTAAAGACGCTAAAAACGCTGATCCTTCAGGCGGTCTTTATGGTGCAGGTCGTTTTGGTTATTCAATCAATGAAGCAACAAGTGGAACATTAACAAATGGTGCTCTTGCTGTTGATAAAATCGTAACTGGTTCAGTAAGTCATGCTACACCAAGCACATATCAACACGATACTGAGTTTGAAAATGCTTATTCAGCATCTCTTGCAGCTGGAAATATTTACACAGTAACTATTTCTTCATCTGCTCTTGGAACAGCTGGTGTAACTGATGCTGATTTTGAGGCAGTCCGTGCTTTTGTAGTTAGTGGTTCTGGTATTGCAGAATATTTTCCACAATACACTTATACAAATGCTGCAAATTCACAAATTACATTCGTTGTTAGATCAACAATCGGTGTTGTAAATGCAGTTATCAAATATGAGAAACAACCAACTGCTACAAGTCGTGGTGACTTTGAAGATCAATTAGGTGGTGCAGCTCTTGACATTCCTGAAATCAATCTTGAATTGCGTTCAGAATCTATTGTTGCTAAAACACGTAAGTTGAAGGCAGTATGGACACCTGAATTTGCACAAGATTTGAATGCATACCACTCAATCGATGCAGAAGCTGAATTGACATCAATGTTGTCTGAATACATTTCACAAGAAATTGATTTGGAAATTCTTGATATGTTGATTAAGAATGCACAAACAACAGAAAGATGGTCTGCTCGTATCGGTCGTACTTATGATGGTGCTACTGGAACATTTACAGATTATGCTACCGCTCAAGCTGCTGCTTCTGCGTTTAACCAACAAACATGGTTCCAAACACTCGGTACAAAGATTCAAAAAGTATCAAACACAATTCATCAGAAAACACTTCGTGGTGGTGCAAACTTCCTCGTATGTTCTCCACAAGTTGCTACACTTCTTGAATCAATGCCTGGCTATGCAGTTGATGGTGAAGGTATGAAATTTGCAATGGGTGTACAAAAAGTTGGTCAGTTGAATGGTCGTATCACAGTCTATAAGAATCCTTATATGCTTGAAAACCAAATTCTTGTAGGTTTCCGTGGAAGTCAATTCCTTGAAACAGGTGCTGTGTACGCTCCGTACATTCCACTTGTAATGACACCTTTGGTATACGATCCATCAAACTTCACACCAAGAAAAGGCGTGATGACTCGCTATGCTAAGAAGATTGTTCGTCCAGAGTTCTATGGTCTTATCCAAATCGATTCTCTCGGTGACATCTAATCTATCTTAGCTTGATAGAAATAAAGGAGTGAGATTTTTCTCACTCCTTTTTTGTTTTTTGTAAAAATATAATAATTATTTGTAGTATTCATTTGATAATAAATGTGGGATTTTTATGAAAAATAGCAATAATAATAATTTTATTAATAAAAAGATAGAAAAATTCATCTATGAAGAAATTGAGAGAAGATTAATGATAGAATCATCTGATATTTCTCAAATGGAAAAAGAATTTGAACAAGAATTAAAAAATATGGTTAATGATTTAAATTCAAGCAAATTAGAATTAGAAAAAAAACAAAAAGATAAGGAAGAAATCAAAACCGCATTGAAAAATGCTCCCGATTTAGCAAAAGCCGCATCAAATACATCGAATGAATCTAAAAAAAGTAAAATAAATGAATTAGACGCAGTATTTTATGTTGGCCTTGCATTGGCTTTACCAAAAATAGCTGAAATTGTTGCAAATTTGATTAATTCTTTGTCAAAAAAACTCGGTGGTGGTGATAAAACGAAAATTGCAGAATTTTTAAGAACTAGTGCTCATAAATTACACCATACATATGTGAAAATAGTTAGAGTTGCTCTATTAACTGTACCATCTTTTAGAAATTCAGACAGAAAAACACAAGAAAAGGTTGCAGAAGTTATATTTACATTAATAATTGCAGGACTTGCAGTTTATTCGGGATATAGTGCAGCTAAAGCTGGAATAACAACAGTAGGTGCATTGGAAGGAGCCATGGCAGCTATTAAAAGTGGTGAAGTAGTTCAGTATCTTTCAAAACAATTTGCATCACTTGCTTAAAATTTGAATAAATATTTTTACATAAAGGATGATATTTGTCATCCTTTTTTATTTTATACTTGCTATTTATTGCAAATGGAAAACTTGATAAATTATACTGACCTAATAAAGCTCGGAGTGTCTAGTTTGGCGACTCTTTTGGGAGTATTTTTGTCCTGGTATTTAAAATACAAATACGGCGAATATAAACAAAAGAAAATTGAAAAAGAAATATCAAATTCCAAATTAATAAAAACAATCCTAGATCAATTGCTTGAAGAATACTCTTGCCAAAGAGTTTTTATATTACAACGTCATAATGGTGGAAAGTATCAAACTGGAAAATCTATGAATAAACTTTCTACATCATTTGAATCACTCGAAGACGGTGTTAGTACAGAATTTATACAATATCAAAATCTACCAATGTCATTGTATTCAAATTTTGTAGAAGATGTATCAAAACATAAAGCAATATATCCCATCGTGGAAGACATACCAGATTTAATAACTAAGGCGTTTTTTACACAAAGAGGAACAAAATCAGCAACGGTATATCCAATAAAAAAATCACAAGAGTTGATTGGTTTGATTGGATTTGAATGGACTCATACTTCTGAAAACTTTAATGAAATAATCGTTATGGTTCAAGAAGATGTTAAAACAATAAGCGAAACACTATCAAAACTATTGTAGGAGTTTATATGACACTCGATAAAGGCTCAAACGAAATAAATCAAAACGATGTAAATGGATTTGAATTAGACGGTATAAAAAAAGGAAGAAAAACAATAAAAAATAAAATACAATTTCAATTATCATTAAACGAAGAACAAAAATCAGTAAAGTCACAAGCATTGCAAGATACTGTTTCTGTTTTTTTAGGTAAGGCTGGTTCTGGTAAAACTCTATTAGCAACTCAAATTGCTTTAGAATACCTTTTTTATCGTGAGGTAGATAGAATAATAATTACAAGGCCAACTGTATCGAATGAAGACTTGGGATTTCTTCCAGGAAACATAAAAGAAAAAATGGATCCTTGGTTATCACCAATTCAATCAAATATGCATATGTTGTATAGTAAGGAAAAGATTGAAAAACTTACACAAGAAGAAAAAATAGAAATTGCTCCTATAAGTTTCCTTCGTGGTAGAACATTTGTTAATGCATGTGTGATTGTGGATGAATCACAAAACGTAACTAAAACACAAATGGAAATGGTTTTATCTCGTTTGGGTGTTAATTCAAAAATGATATTAACCGGTGATACAAGTCAGATAGATTTGAAACAGAAAAAAGATTCTGGACTACCATATTTATTCGATATGAAAGATAAAATACATGGA